GGTTCAGTTTCTATCTGACGGATGAAGCATGGGGTTCCTTCTCCCATCCAAGCTCCCTGTTGGTTGTATTCAAAATACTCTACAGCCTCTTCGTAATCCATGTCCTGGCTCATCAACTTATTCAGAACCTTGTCTCTGTCGTAGCAGATTATAGGCGGCTGACCAATTCGTTCTACGACCCCAGCGATGCAATCGTCGAAGCCATCCATGATTAGTGCTTCTCCTAAGTCTTCCATGCTACCCTTGCTCCTCCATGTCCATGACGTAGCCAAGGGCTTCTCTGACAGTTTCAAATCCTTCTGCGACTCCTGTAAGTTGCTGACCATTAGGAGCATATATGGCAACGCATCTGTGCTCGTTCTTCGTGACCTCTCCCTTTGCCGCAAAGAAGCAGTAGGTATAGCCTTGGTTATCTATTAAATCTAAGAGATCGCTATCGCAACGTGGAGTCCTTTGTTGCAATGCTCTGGTGATATCAGCCACTCTAACATAGGGATGTGGGATGCCAACTTCTCCATACTGCAAACGCTGTAGTGATACATCGTCTACGTCTAGGGCAAAGACCTCGGTGTGCGGGTCGATCTGTTCGGTGCTTACTTTTATTTCATTCATTTTTATACTTGGTTTATGGTTTAAAGCTCAACGCCACGCATTTGCATGATAGCGATGACAGCCCTTTTTCTATCTATTTTTTTCTTTGCATTCTCTTTCTTAGAAAAATCATACATACGGGCAACATCTGGATCAATGGGACCGCTCGACATTTCTTTAATAACAACGCGCTCATCGAAAGTCATGTCCTTGAACTTCCTGCGATGACCCTTTAGTTCCTTAACGCTTACTTCCATTTCATTCATCTTTATAACTGGGTCGGTCGTTTATTATTTTCTTGGTGGATAAGTAATACTTACATAATTCTGTAGGATCCATGTCTTCGATGTCAACAAAATCTTCGCTCCATCTCTCGAACTTGTTCCTGATAACCATGGCTGACCATGTGTTAGAAGACTTATCCTTGTCTTGCATTGGATTATGTTCCTTCAGTTTGATTTGCAGCTTCTAGCTTGCTGACCTCAACCAGTATGTCGAGCAACTCTTCGTAATCTGGGCCTGTAAAGTTTTGGTTTTCCCAGGCGGAGCTTACTTCTTCACCAATTTGAGCGTCGATTATGTTTTTTATTTTTTCAGATGTTTTCATATGTTTGATTATATTCTAATGCTTAGGTTGGCAAGGGCATCGTTGGTTCCCTCAATAAGTTCTTTGGCTGGTATCGCATTGACGGCCTCCAGTCTGTCCTTGAGATCATTCTTCTCCTGGGTCAGGTCTTTGCGTTGCTCCGTCATTCTCTCGATGCGGTAGGAAAGAGCGCGTGACTCTTGGCGTATCATATCTATCTGCGTCTGTATGCGCTCGATGTTTTCTTGTTTTATATCCATGTTATTCTAGGGTTGGTATTGTTTTTACTATGTCTGTAATGAGATCGTTTTCTAGGAGTGCTTCCGGCAATGGTTTCCTCCATATGGTCACAGTATTTAGGCAAGCATAATACTGGTCAAGAGAAAAACCTTCCTTTTCATAAATATTTTTAGCTTGGTCTGGAACACTCAACTCTGGGTCTCCATACTTCTTAATAAGTTTCTCTGCTTTTACCTTGCCGATACCCTTCATGCCCTCGATGCAATCGGTGCTATCACCCATGAGTAGTTGCACTAACCAATTGTGGTTCGCCTCCTCTTGGCTCACATAGGTAGGCCAGTCATCCTTGTCCCAGTTATAGTTCCACCCAGGCACGGACAACATATCTTTATCTATGCTACATATAATAGGCTTCTCTATCTTTCCATTGGTAGCAATTATGCCTAGTAAATCATCAGCTTCTAGCTGGTCATGCTGATACCACCGCTCCGCATACATCTCTTTCATAGCTTGAGTCAATTGATTATACAAGGGCGGCTTGGCTCCCCGGTTACCTTTATAGTTGGGGTAGAGTGTCTTACGAAAGTTATTGCGACCTGATACCACGAGGTAAAACTCAGATGCCCTGCATCCCATGACACATTGATCGATTGCCTGCCTGCACATTGATTTTAATGTGAGGAGGCTTGTCCCCTCCGCTTCTGCTTTAGCAGCATGTTTGAACAGTATTATTTCGACATCCAGTAGAGCAGTTTTCTTATCAGTTTTTTTATTCATATATATTATTTTGGATTAAATAATTGTAAGGTCAATGCTTTTTTTAGCCTCGTTCAAATTAGAGTTGCTTCTCGTTAGACATAGGTTCCCCATTACTGGTCAAACCTATGCCTTGCTAGAGCCTCAAATTATGAGTGTTCCCGCCTTCGATAGTGCCTCGGATCGTCGCGCGTGGTAAGTCCTGTATTACGCTAGCCGTGGCCGTTCCTGCATTACTGCAAACCTTTTCTGCATAGTCGGGTTTCGGTCAAACTATGCAACCACTTACTCAGACTTGGGCTAACCTATGAGGCCGCTTGCTCCGATATACTGTAAAATAAAAAACCCCTCTTCCATGTAGTGCTGAAAGAGAGGTTTTAAAACGATCTGATCCGTCACTACACGGCATATATAAAAAACTAATATCCATTGTAAGTGACTTGTCAAGTGTCTTTTATTTCCTCGATATTTAGAATGATTATTGATACCCCGCTGCGCTTCAGCTTGTAGCCTTTTTTCTTATTGCCTACGGCTAGATGCTTCAATGCCTCATCCTCCGTATGGGCGTGCTTTATGGCTCCGCATTGGTTTGGCATATCTGTCCTGGTATATGAGATTCTGTAACAACTCACTTACTCTTTGCAGTATGGCCTTGCGGCGTGATACCCCTCTTTTATTAGCCATATGCGAAAGCTCCCTCTATCTGCCCCGCCTTGCTCTGCGGCCTCCGATAGGTTGCAACCTGTTTCCTTCCATATTTTTAGCGACCGTGCTCTTGCGTCAGCGGTTTCTTGCCTTGTCGATCTGCCGCCCGTGCAATGGTCTAAGATGTCCCCAGCTTTCATGAGCATCTCCATTTTATCCCTGAAGCCCTCGATGCACTGCACCGCACTGGCTTTTGACTCCGATGTTGAACTGATATGTAGCATATTCCCTGTAATGCACCCTCTAGAGGCTTCTAATGCCCCTAGAAGGCGTTTTGATTGTTTGCAAGGGTGTTACCCCTATATTGATATTGTAAGCCCTTGTAGGGCGTGTGAGTGATGATTCCTTGTGCAAGCACTGGTGGTTTATCCCATTGCAATGGCTAGCAGTATAAGTATTACCCCGCCCAGGATGCAAGCAAATAATATCATCGCCGATTCCGCTTCTCTCTCACTATTTACGAGCTTGCGCTCACTTATGGTTTGCTTTGTCTTTTTCATAATTTTCCTATTTATTTGTTGAATGATACCCAAGTAATTTCCTCTTGATTTTTATAATCATAAACAGAGAACCCCTCGTAGGCTTCGCCATCGTCACCTACTCTAAGAATTATATCGTAATTCAAAAGCTTGTCAGTTGGTGCATTTGCTAAGTCTAATTGCAAGTGTATATCTTCGAGCTTGTGCTCGTTTGCGATTTGTTCTTTTGTTTTTTTCATAGTTTGTTTGTGGTTAGAGCTGAAGCTTGTGCAAGGCATAGCAAGCGCAAATGATTGCCGTGATAATGCTGGCAACCGTGCAGATTGCTAGGATTTGATTGTCGGATAGTTTCATGGTTTGTTTATGGTTTGTGTGGTTAGATTCGCCCGTCGATAAGCTCGACATTCCAATCTTCAAAACGCCCTGTTGGGTTGGTTAGAACGGCAAAGCCTTGAACGCTTTTCAAACGCTTAGTTGCCGCTTTGAGTTCTGCAATTTGCTTACTAGATATATCTACCCAGTTGGCAACCTTGCTTGCGTCAATAGCCCACTTTGCAAGGTATCGCAACGCCTTGCGCTCTCCCGCCTTGCTTTGCTTCGTGTAAGCTATCGTCATGACTTGCGGATGGCCTTTGAACATTGCGCTTCTGTTAGCGTCAAAGAATTGTTTCGTTAGTTTATTCATGGTTTGTTTATGGTTTGTTTTACTTATAAAAGATATGTTTGCCTATGGTGCAAGTGATCGCGTGCCAGTTGATGCCGAACTCGCAATCGTGATTAAGCTCTAAGAGGTTTAAAACGTGGCGTGCATCTTCAATTTTTAGGTCGATATCCATGCCGTCTTTGGCGTGGTCGATGATGTCTTGCGATGTCCATACTATATTTAATGTATCTTCGTCTGTTTTCATTTTATTATACTTTCTATTTTTGTTATT